ATATTCGTTAAGACTTTAACTGGTAAAACTATTACCCTAGAAGTAGAGCCATCAGATTCTATTGAGAATGTAAAAGCAAAAGTACAAGATAAAGAAGGTATTCCACCAGACCAGCAACGTTTAATTTTTGCAGGTAAACAACTAGAAGACGGTAGAAATCTTTCTGATTACAATATTCAAAAAGAATCTACTCTACATCTAGTCCTAAGACTTCGAGGTGGCAACTAAATTAAATTGTAATTGTAATTCTAATTGTAAATAAAATAATTATATGGAGGCGTAGCTCAGTTGGTCAGAGCATAGGTCTTATGAGCCTAGGGTCGCCGGTTCGAGCCCGGCCGTCTCCATATAATTATTGCAATTTTTTAATCGACTTAGAAATATCTTTCATAGATAATTAATAAACAATGGATTGTTCTATCTGCTGTGAAAAGTTTAACAAGTCTAACCACTTGCAGGTAATCTGTAAAGGGTGCGATAATGACAATTCTGCGTGCAGAACTTGCTGTCAAACTTTTATTTTAGGTGGAACACAAGATCCTATGTGTATGTTTTGCAAGAATCCATGGGATAGAGATTTTATGAATAAGAATCTTACAAAAAAATTTGTGGATACCGATCTCAAGCAGTTTTCAGAGAATCTTTTTGTCGAAAGACAGATATCACTTTTACCAGATACACAAAACGAAGCTATGAAACAAAAGAAAATAAGAGAACTTACAGATAAAGTATCAGAAGCAAATTCAGAATTGAATCGTATTAAGAAAATGCTATATGACCAAAAAGAGATAATCAGGGCTTATAATCTTGAAATAATTCGTCTTCGCTCTGGTACATCAACATCAGAAACCACTGATAATTTCAGTATAAAATGTCCTTCTCAAGAATGCAATGGTTTTCTAGATTCAAAGTATTTCTGTACACTCTGTGAGACTAAATTCTGCAGACATTGTATGGAGATAAAAGAAGAAGATCATGAATGCGATGAAGACACGAAAGCTACAATTCAAGCTATAAAGAAAGAAGCAAAGCCGTGTCCCGGATGCGGAGAAATGATCTCCAAAATCGACGGTTGCGATCAAATGTGGTGTATAAAGTGTCACATTCAATTTTCTTGGAGAACTGGCGCTCAGATAACCGGTTATAATCATAACCCAGAATATTTTCGCTGGATGAGAGAAACTGGTCAGCAAATAAATCGTAACCCATATGAAGCAAATAGACAAATTATGTGCGGTGTAGCTCTTGATGATTACACCATAACGAGAATAGCGTCGAATGTTTTTCACAATGATAATAATATTGTGATTTGCTTTCAGCTTCTTTACAGATTCTATAGACACGTTGAGTACAAACTTACTCATGCTCAATACGACGAAAATAATGAAGATGAGCTTAGAAACCTACGTGTTAGGTATCTTCTCGGAGAAATTACAAAAGATCAATGGAAACGTACTTTGCAACAAGTTGACAAAAAAACTAAGAAAATAATAGCATACAATAATATATGGCGACTTATTCAGACTGTTATGACAAGTTTTATGGAACAAATCATAACATGCTCTAATGAAAACGCATCTTCTGTAGAATATCTAAAAATAATTAAAGAAGCACGAAGCTTCAAGATATACGCAAATGATTCTTTTTGTAAATCATGTTCTGTATTCGGTTCTACGTCTTGTCCCGGAATAGACGACCACTGGAGAGAGATATACAATTATAAGAAATATTTAAAGAAGCGCACAGAAGCTTAATACTTCTGGAACACGAAGCTAAAATTTAAAAAACTACAAGCCATTTCTTCTTTAGACATTTGCATACCTGTGTAATTTCTATTCCATTCGTGGAAACTTAAAATACGTACTGGATACATATTAAATTCTTTACATTTGTCAATTAGAAAAGCTTTTGATAAATAGTATTCTCTTGAAACACCTCGATATTCAAAGTATGTCTCTCGAGATGTTTTTTCGGAGTTTAATGAAAATTCATACATATCTTCAGAGATGTATTTTAGATTTATAGCACTTTTTATTATATCCGGTGTATTTTTAAGATTTTGTTTTATAAGATCGCCGTCTGTAGCAGTACCTATAAATATACCTTTACTTTTCAACTTTTTAGATATCATATTAAGGACTACATTTATGTCTTCTACAAAGTAATGAAATGAAAACTGACAAGACACTACGTCATAAATAGTGTTATGATCTTTGCCGTTTAGCAAATTTAATATAAATGGATCAGTTGCAGACATATGCCAGAAGTAACACTTAGGCATATTCATTTCAGACTTAACACTGTTGAATCTTTTAATTGCGCCATCAAAATCGTTTTTTTCATGTATAGATTTAGCATCACTGTCAAACCCTGTTACGTACTTAAATCTAGCCTTTGACCATTTAAATATATCTCCACCTCTTCCAACAGCAACATCCAATAATTTTGACCCATTTGTTATTCTTTTTGATTCAAAGATTAACTGTTGTTTTATCCAGTTGTGAAATTTTCTAAGAGGTTCTCCGGTCTCAGAAGAAAATTCTATGTCATTCAAATTTCCAACTTGAATGGTCTCAAATACAAAATTTGCCATTTCTGAGCAACTCTGCATAGTATTCGATATTATACTATGTAGTGTTACCTATATATTATTTTTTTATGTAATAATTTTTATTAAACCATACTGATTTCTGCATTGTCTTCCATACACATTATGGCCATTGCAGCATAGTTATGAAGATCCATAAGTGTATCTCTGAGTGTTTCATCTGAAACATTAATTTCAAGACCTTTCTTAGAAATGTTTGTAAATCTAGACATCTTATCAGAAATTCTAACTAGAACACCTACTGTTCCGTGTTGAGCAAATGCGTCGCCATAGTCCTTGTTTTTCTTTTCAAAAATTTGTTTGCATTCATTTTGAATCTTTTCTAGCTGTGCTACACGGTCCATTTATGATATTGTATAAATTATGTCTTTAAATGTCTATCAAATTTGTACATCTGGGTACGTAAAATTTAGCCAATTCATTTTCAAGTTCTTTAATTCTTTGTCTTTGTTCATACAAAGCCTGTTTAAGATACCTATTTTCTTTACATTTTTCTTCAAAATCTCTATTAATGTCCGTTACATCTCGAAAATCGGATATAAATTTTTCATTAGATATATATAAACATTTATTTTTATGTTTTTGCGTCTTAAAATGACTGGCGACCATTCGTGAGAAATCGCTTCTAGAATAAAATTTTCCGCAACAATTACAACCATTAGGGTATTTTTCTTGTAAATCTCTAATGTTCATATCAATCTTGCGATTATTTTCCCAATCTGTTTTAGGTTCATATTTAATAATGTTTGTCAACATCTTATAATAATTTATAAATTATGTCTTTAAATATATCCACATTTTTCCACAGTTTTTCCATCAAATTTAAAAGGCATAGCGCATCCGTAAACAAGATTTGACAATTTAAGTCTTTTACATTCTTCTTCTGTTGTATGAGGATTTATAAACTCATTATTGGATTTATATATAGCATGTCTAAATATTCCGCATTTAATATCAGAGATGTGTACTTGACATAAACAATTACAATTTGGACACTTAAAATAGTACATCTCCTGAGATTGTATATAAGTTATTTTATCGTCTTCCATGAAAATTTTACAATTTTTAATTGTATTTAAACTTTAAGTTTAATACATAATTGTAAAAAATGAAGTGCGAATGTGGTTACGCTGCTTTTTATTATCAGAAGTTCGCAGACAACAAGAAATGGGATATTTACAAATGTGGTCACGTTATGATAGAGTCTAAAAAGAAAACAAAATGTGACATGAACATTTGTGAATACATATCTGAAATAAATTGCCCAGAAACAAAGAAACACGTTGTACACATTCAGAAAGAAAAAATCGATGTCGAAAAACTTTACAGAGATGATCTTCAAAAATACATACATCTATGTGAAATTACGCAAAAGTTTTCAAAAAAATATCGATGGAATTACATTGCAAACATTAATTTTTTACTTAGAAAACTTAACTTTGACTTATATTTTGAGGATAAAGAAACTCTTGAAAGTTTAAAACATCGCATTAAAAATAAATGCGTGCCACGGGTAATTAAGAAAACAGAATTTCCTATAAAACTAGTTGATTATCCGGATTATTTAGATGTTCTTAAGGAAGAACCTATTATAATTGAAAAGAAAAAGAAGAAATCTGAAAAAATTAAGAAAAAGCACTTTTTACTTGAAAGGGAAGAACTGGAAGAAAATGAAAATGAAAATAAAAATGAAAATGAAAACAAACCAAGAGAAGAAATACTACCTTCTGACGCAGATTCTGATTCAGAAGATGAAGGCGATAATACATTTGACATCGACAATTATGAATCCGGAGAAGACTATGAAGATTTTGACGACGGCGGTGCATTCAGTGATTAAAAATATAAATAAATAGTAAAAGATGTTATCAAAACTTTTGGACGAACAGGGCCAAACAAAAATAAAAGAAACTTTAAATGATGTTACATTTCCTATTAAATTTTATTGTATAATAATAACAGTTCTACTGTTACTAAATGCATTTTATTTGTATTCAATTTGCGAAAAACTCGGTAATTAATATAAAAAAATAACTAATTTAAAATTATAAATGCTTAACGTTTCGGACCAAGAAATTCAGTTCTTTAAAAATGACGTAACACAATATAGCGAACTAGACACTCAGATAAAAGACCTTAAAAAGAAAATGAAACCTTTGCAAGATAAAATTAAAGAACTTACTAAGATTAAGCAAGAAAAACAGGCAGAAGTTTTGACTTTTATGGAAGCAAATGAACTTGATATGTGTAACATAGATACAGCCTCTTTTGAACTTAAGAGTACAAAAAGTACTAAGCAAATTACAAAAGGAGATGTATATGACAGGCTGTATAATTATTTCTCTGAAGATACAGACAAAACTCATGGAATGTCTGCAGAAGAAAAAGCAAAATTTTTACACGATTATATCTACATCGAAGGTCGAGAAAAAACTGTAAATAAAGCTCTAAAAGCTAAATAATCAGTATACAAACGGAGAAATATCATCTATCTCTGAATCAGAATCAGAGTAATAATCATTTGGTTCATATTTGATTTTAGATATCTGTTTTGCATACATCTTATAAGTTAAATTTTTAATATCACTGTTATTAACTTTTAAAAGTGCTACATCGGATGTGTATTTATCTTCTGTAAAATAAAATACTGTTAGATTTTTACAATTGGGTTCAACATTATATAAGATTATATATTCATCATATCTTTTATAATGTTTATATTCTTGAAAATAACACGGGTCGAATACACGCTGTGTCGTGTTTTTTTGGCTAATTTCACCATTTTTGTTGAAAACAAGAAACGCTAGCGTTTTCATTTTTCCATTATTAATAAGAAAATATTATTTTTTTACAGGTATTAACGAGTATAAATTTCTAAAATTATTATTCACTAAAAAATCATATAAAAAAATATTTTATATAAAATTATATCAGCTGATGTCTATTCTTGAAGCTAACCGTCCTTGGAGTAATGAAATAAAAGAACGAGTTAAAAATGCAGACAATGATGAAATTATGGAATATTTTGAAGATCTATGTGCTAAATGGACAGTTAGTAAGGGAAACCCAATAGAAGAAGCATGTAAAAGATTAAATATAACTTCTATAGATGGGATAGACACATCTGTTCTCCAAGTAGAACTAGAAAAAGCTATATTTGAAGCTACATTAGTATACACTAAATTTAAAAAGTGTATAGAAGATTTCGAAGAATATTCTTCGCGCTGGGATAAACTATATGAGGTCATCTTTTACTCAGAAAGACTTATCCGGGATACATATCTTTTGTTTAAAACATGTGAACCTGGACATAATTCATTATCTAATGAAGATCCAGATGTTTTGTTTAAATACACAAGATTTACGGATGATTCTAAAAAGACGCCTTATCAATGTCTTCTTTTGTACTTTTTAGAAACTATTTCAGAAGAAGGATTTACAAAATGTGGCGGTAATCTTTATAAACCTCTTATAAAATATGGTAATAATACACATGCTTGGAATAAGCAGTGTTCTATTAAAGAATACATATATCAAAAAACTGATCATAAAATAAATTTTAATCAGTGGAAAAATGCAACAGCAAGCGGTGGCAGTAATATTAATAATGCTGAAAAGTATTTCAATGAATTTGTTGGTCCAGAGTTACCATCTCTCGTAAAAGATCGGCACCTTTTTGCATTCAAAAACGGAAATTACATAACAAAATATAACATCGCTGGTCCCGATGAAACACCTGTTTATACAGATGTATTTGTTCCTTATGGAGAATCTCATCCTTATATTACTAATTTTTCAGTTGCGTGTAAATATCATGATTCAAACTTCGATAACTTTTCACAATACGGAGAAGAAGACTGGTTCAAAATAATAGATTATTGTCCCACCTTTAAAAGCTTGTTAGATTATCAAGAATTTACAGAAGAAGTTCAAAAATGGTTGTGTACATTCATGGGGAGAATGTGTTTTGACATCGGAGAATTAGATAACTGGCAGGTACTTCTTTATCTACTTGGTCAGGCAGGTGCCGGAAAAAGTACAATTTTAATGAAAATTCTTCAGAAATTTTATGACGAAGAAGACGTGGGAGTAATAGCTAATAATATAGATGCAAAGTTTGGTATTAAACCACATGCTAATAAATTTATGGTACTTGCACCCGAGATAGCTGAAAATTTTAAGATGGAACAGACGGATTGGCAGCTTATTGTAGAGGGTGGTAGAAATACATATTCAGAAAAGTATAAAAATGATGAAACAATAGACTGGAAAGTACCAATGACTATGGGAGGTAATAAAATAATGAGATACAAAAATAATTCAGAAAGTGTATCACGCAGAACAGCTGTTGTGAATTTCTGGAAGAAAGTAATGAACACTGACACAGAAATAGATAAAAAATTACTCAAAGAACTTCCTTTTATAATGAAATTGTGTATTCGAGGATACTATTCTGCACTGAATACACATGGCAAAAAGGGTATCTGGAATATATTACCAAGATACTTCCATGAAAATAAAGAAGAAATGGAACAGACTACAAATTCACTGCAAAATTTCTTGAAATCTGGTAAGGTAGTATTTGATAAGAAATTGTATGTACCAATGAAAGTATTTTCTCAAGCGTTCAATGATCACTGCCGAGAAAATAATTTGCCACGGGAACAGTTTACAAAAGACTACTTCATGGCTATATTTACAAATAATAATATTAAAATTATACAACAGGGTACACGAGAGTATCCAATTAATTCGGGTATATCACTTAAAAGAACTACATTCTTTACAGGAATAGACATCCCAGGTGACGACAACGAAATTGATGACCCCGAGTAATGCGTTTTTTTATTAATATTTTAAACATTTACAATAATGTAAATGGGTAGCGATACTAAAGTAGCAGAAGACACTAGTCTAGTCTACACAATTCTCTTTGTATGCGTATTAGCTGTTTTAGCATTTTTGATTTATAAATTATACAACAAGGTAAACGAATTAGCAGAAAAGGTCGAAAATATGGCTAAGCCACTGTCTACTCCGGAACAAGACAAGCCTCAGCTAAAAGAAGATACCCCTAAATTAGAAGAAGTAACAAAAACCGAACTAGGACCAAGTAAAACATTAGAACCAATTAAGGAAAATTAAATAGAAGTTATTAAAGACGATATAACTTTTTTATAATAATTATATTCTTCTTCTGAAATGTATAAATTCCAGTTTATTGTATTTAGTAAATGAACTTCTAAAGGACCGGAGTCCTGTATTTCTAAATCTGAACAATATTTATTGGCCAATATTAAACATGTTTCTAAAACTGGTTTAATATTTGCATTTGTTAATTTACAAATTTTATTATATCTATTCATGTAAATCATTGCTACTATTATAGTACATTTGTCAAAAACTTTATTATTCTTATAAAAATTTGATATAAGAGAATATATATAACATCTATTTGTGAATGTACTTATTATTTTATGAGATACATTACAAGAAATATTTGAATCTATTATATTATTTATTTGATATAAAGTCAGCATTAATATAAAAAATCATTATTATTTTGCAACAAAATAAAAATTTGATTTAATACAAATTTATATGCGTTTATATCATTTCCACCTGTAACTATAATACTACCCGGTCTAAACATTGCGCAAGTTATAATACTTTGATTTATAGGATTTGAAAACTTAATATTTATACCCGGATATTTACTTGGATTAAATGAATACATCTTAACAGATTCCATTTCTTTTGAATCTAGAAATTTACAAACATTTGCTTGCTTTATATTTTTGTCTATCTTGAAGTCTGAATTTATCATGCATATTCTTACATTTGATATAAATGCCTCAGATGCAAATGCTGAAAGATTACACAGTCTTCTATATATTTTTCTTATAGCGTATGTAGCCGACATGACATTTAATACTCCGGCTAACTGCATATTCCCGTTCGAAAATATCTTGATAGATACCCTATTTTTAGATTGATACTTTACACCCGTGTATGTATTTATACAATTATAAAAAGTTTTACCTGTTATTTCTGAACAATAGACATTTATATACTCTTCTAAATTTATGTAGCTATTGAAACTACAACAGACCGTCATAGTTGAAATACCCCAGTTTTTAACTAAATTAAACTTTTTAAGTTGAGTTATACTTTGTAGCTCATTGTATGTGTCATAAAAATTACTAAAGTTTTCATTACATATACAATCATTGTGTTTGCATTTAGGATCGCAAATTTTGCAAAAATCAGTCATTTGATTCTTTATATTACATTGTAAGTTTTCTTTATATTAATATTTTTTAGTAATTTATGACCTCCATTAGTTGAATATAATCGAGTATCACTCTGTTGTCCATAGATTCTCTGCAAGCTTTTAGTATTATTTCAGAGTCTTCTTTTGAATGATTTTTAATTAGGTAATTAATGTAATATATGAATCTTGGTAATATATTATTATATATTTCCTCTAAAGTCATATGTTTATTTTTAACTTCATTTAAGATGTCATATAGACAGTAAGTTATTATATTTAAATCTGTATTTTTAATCATACTTTTTGAAATAAGTATATTATTAGTAGTCTTTCCATAGTAGTATCTTATTAATTTGTTAATTTGCATTAATTTATTATCTTTTATAATTTGTCTTGTACACGGATCTCTAAAGTCTTGCGTCTTATTTAAATATTCGACGAATGTATAAAAATCGTAATAAAAAAACTTATCGTTTACTTTTATAGAAATAAAAGGATACTTTAGAGATTCGTGACATATAGGACAAGTTTTTTCATTTATTGTCTTATTTCTTAAACAACTCTGAATAATTTTAGCTGCGTTATATTTTTTTAATAAAACTAAAAGATATTCTTTATTATAATTTGATATATAACGTATACCCTTTATTCTACACAGATTTCTAATGGCTTTAACTGTAAAAATTTTTGAATAAGATATCAACATCGCATTTAATTATAAAATATATTTTTAAATTAAATGTCTTGAATTTAAAAATGTGTTTAAAAGAATACAATATTTAATTTATAATGTCTTCTTTTAAGATTTCTAAAAAAACAGTTCATACAGATGCAAGAATGTCTATAATAGCAAAACATGATAAAACAATAGAAAACATAGAAAAAGATAAAAAAAATATAAATAAGTACAAATCCGAGTTAAATTTATTATACAAAGCTAGAACTGTTAATAAATTTAACAGGGAAATTGAAGCTAAAATAAAACATTTAGAGGAAAAAATAAACGACTTAGAGACAGATAGAGAACTTTCTGATTATCTTTTTAGATCTATGGATTTTATAAGAGAAATAGACTCAGAGGAACATACAACAGAATGCAATAATGACGGCGAGATATTTAAGTACATCTCGTTAGATTCTACTAATAATAAAGAAGAAATGTACAAAAGATATATGGCAAAATGTTTTCCAAAAGAATCTAGTGGTTATATAGAAAAAAGGCAAAATAGTTACATTTGTAGAGACTGTCAATGCAGTACTATTCATGACTCATCGTCTGGACTACTAATTTGTTACAACTGTGGTCTAACTGAAACTTTTAATATTTCAGAACTTCCAGAATGGAATCATGCTGAAAATCATGAGTATACAAAACCATATAGTTATAAACGAACTAATCATTTCAAAGAATGGATAACCCAGATACAAGGTCGAGAGGGAACAAATGTACCAGAAGAAGTAATTCAATTACTGATTTTAGAAATCAAAAAAGAACGCCTTACAGACAAAACTTTGATTACGTATTATAAAATCAAGGAATTTCTTAAAAAATTAAAATTAAACAAGTACTATGAACATATACCAAATATCATTCATAAGATAACCGGTAATAAACAATTGCATATATGTCAAGAATTAGAGAATAAGCTTATAGAAATGTTTAATGAAATTCAAGAACCGTTTGAAAAGCACTGTCCAAAAAATAGAAAGAACTTTTTAAGCTATTCTTATACTTTATATAAATTTTTTCAACTACTTAACAAACATGAATACCTAATTTACTTTCCTCTTCTAAAGAGCAGAGAAAAATTATTTGAACAAGAAAATATATGGAAAGGAATATGTAAAGATCTAGATTGGAAATTTATAAAGTGTATATAATTTAATGTAATTTAATTTAATGTAATGTATTTAGTAATTATTAAATACTACAGCACCGTCTTGATACAAAGCTGTACATTTACCCTCTGCGATAACAGTCAATGTATTAAAAAAGTCTGAGTAATCAGCAATTGTAATATCTTTTTTGGCAGTCAATACAACACGAATAGAATCAAATTTGCTAAATGGTACGTAATCCTGATCTGTCTCTTCCATATGAGCATTTTTTGCAATTGGCATTTTATAATAAAAAAATCTATTTGAAGCATCCTCTGATATAGCCCAAACATTTGGTTGATCAAATGATATAGAATAAGGCAGAATTCCAGAGTAAGACGTAGAATTTAAATAAAGTTCTACATCAAAACCGCCTAAATCAGAAAGTTGGTGATGGCACAATCCTAAGATGTAAAGATTAGATGTATATAAATTAAAATGATCGCAATTTATAGTTATTTGAGAACCAGAATTTAATATTGTACCCGATGGTTTTGCTGATGACGATAATTCTGCATACTGTGTAATATTTGTTCTTTTCGGAACTGCCTGATTTCTTAAAAAGTCTCTTTCAGCGTTTGTCATAGAGTATTTATTAGCATATAAACTAAATGTAAAGCTGGGACTTGTTAGAGTTGCTAGAGCAAAATTAGCACTACCATCCGGATCATTCATATAAGAATTAAAGTCAGATTTTGTAAAATTCTGCGGATAAACTTTTACTTGTAGAGATTGATTATTTGCACAACACATCAAATAAGAAGAATCCGCGCCATTTTTAGACAACATTCTAAATATATTCAAATTAATTCTTTGAGCACTAACTCCAGTAGATCCAGTATTTGAAAAAGTTGGTACATAGTCAGAAAATAGACTGTAATCACCTGCGTCAAAAAATTCTTTTACCAATTGAGCTGTATTTATTGTACATATTACTTGATTTCCAATACATACTTCTATTCTTTCTACGAAATAAAGCATGTGATAATAAGGAGTGTCGGTGCGAGGTGTAAATTCACCGGATCTTTCTATTAGAAGTGTTAAATCATTAATAGCATCAGTGTCATTGTCAAATGTAAACACTACAGTCTCAGGTGAGGTAATAACTCCTTTGTTAGAGGATACTTCCGAAAAACTACAACCATTGACGTAATACTTATCAGTATCGTTTTCATTCCAAAAAACAGACTTTACACCTGGTAAATTTTTATCAGTAGTTCTATAACCTTGTGTACCGGTACCGTCATACGCCGCTATTGCTGCAACTGAGCCTGACATTTATTATAAATGTATTTATTTTTTTTTTAAATTAATTTAATTCAATTGTACTGCATTGTATTATTTATTTAAATTTAAATAAATTGTACAATACATTTATTCATTCATATTTATTCATTCATATTTATTCATTCATATTTAGTACATTGCTAGCGAAGCCGCGCCACCCTTGAAGAGTGCGGTTGTCTCGCCAACACACGTTACGTTTACGAATGTCGAAGAACCGGTAGGTGGAGCACTGGTAAATGTTAAAGTTAGGCGAATGCTATCGAATCTATTTAGAGGAACACACGATCCACCGAAAGCGGTAGCAGCAAGAGGGAAAATATAAGTTCCTATTCCAAATTCCTCGACCTCAATGGTGGAGCTGAGGAGAGGTGTCGTGGGAGTACAGTATATATACTTATTTGAATAAAGACCTAGCGAA